CGTATGCCCTTAAAGCGGCTACTTTGCTTTTTGTATTCTGCATCGTCCTCACTGATAGCATGATATACAGCACGCTCCCAGTCATCCATTTGGAATACTACAAGACGCATGAAGTCCTCAGGAAGCAGACACCAACCACTTTCAAGTTCCTTCCAATAAATCGCGTCTCCAAAGTTGTTACCTCCATCAAGTAGGTATACAGGTGCCGTGCTATGTATTCTTTTTACAGCGTCTGTAACCTTGTATTTGATGATATCGTTTAAGGAAAGAGTGTCCACATCATCAAAGCCTATCAGTGTGTCACTGGACATATTTTGGTCTATTGCTATGCGAACATCTTTTGCTATTTCATCAAGACGATATACTTTCATTGTATAGAGCTGTTACTTATCCAAACCCTCGAATTCAATGTTATTAGCCTTTGCAACTTCGAGGATAGTCTTAAGGCTGCGGAGTGACGTACGACTAATGCCCAATGTGTCTGCAAGGTAGTTCTTAGCTTCTCCTAAGTCGTTCACTGTAATCTTCTGGATATTGCCGTCCTCACTCTCTTTAACAGGGGTATACTCTTCATTAGCGGTCTCTGATGTATTCTTAGGTTCCTCAATATGGTCAAGGGTGAATAAATCTCCAAAACGATAGTGTCGTTCGATAGCATTCTGCAATTCTTCACTATCAGTTGAAAAGACGCTGCCACCATTTGATAGTGCTATAAAAGATAAATGCACACTTTCTCCACCATCAAGAGTAACGTTTATCGCAATATGCGAATCTGATATATAATGCTTTGTCATGTCTTTATAAATAAAAAGGGATGGGATGTACGAGAATCCCACCCCTTAGTGTTATTAATTGTTATTTGGTGTTAGGCGTGTGCAAGCTTCATACGTGCATGTGCTTTAGCATAGCGCAAGTATAGACAACTGACCTCCTGGATAACTACAGCGTCGGTGTTGCGAATACCTGCTTTCTTTAAGTCAAGAATATTACGACCCCAAGAGATATGTGTTTTCTTAGACAAATATTCTGGATCAAGAGCGAAGCCACAATCACTCATACCATTAACATCAAACAACTCATGATGAACAGTAAGAACCTCTCCAAAATCTGTATCCCATGACTTAAACTTCAAGTTCCAAACCTCAACGGTGTCCTTTAGACGGAACTTGTCACTCTTAATCTTAGAGAATGCAGAAAGCATGTCTGAACCACAGAGGAGAATCTTACGTTTGTTTCCAATACCAGTACCAACAAACAAATCCTTGGTGATATCGACGAGGTCTTCATCTGAAATAACTGCACAATTCTTTGCTGCATCCCACTTTCCTACCTCGATATCCTTTCCTGCCATCCACCAGATACCACCAGTGAACCAAGTATTCATACCCTCCTTAGCGATATGCTTGATAACATTCTTTACACCAAATAGGTAAGAGTTCTCCATTGCAAGGCGCATGTCGTAGATACCATCCTCTTCCAAATCAGAGAAGTCCCAGTTCACCTCCTTTGACGCAATCTTCTCAAAGGTTGACTGTTCTACTTGAATCATGAAGTTCTGACAGTACTGAGTTTCTGGCATTGGAATATTATTGAAACGTCCAGTCTGAACATCCAACTCTCCACAAGCCTTACCCATTCTTACAAGCGTAGCACCACTCTTAATCTCTGGGACAAAGATTGGCTGCTTAGAGGTATTATCCATAGAGCCATTTACAGCATACACTGTAGGTACATTTGTAGAAGCATCCTTACCACATACACACAACACAAGGTCAGGGATATTACTACCTGTATATGCCTTACCAGTATTAGGGTCTGTTACACCCTTAACACCAACTACACGAATAGTATCGTCAAGTGTAAACATATTGGTGTCGCTCACAGGAAGTGATGTGCTGGCACCAGTGGTCATAGCCTCAACCTTCTTTGTTGTAGTACACTTAATTTCACGTGTTCCAACAGAATAATACTTCACCACAAATGAGTCACAAGAACTTGATTTTGCAAAGCGGCTAATCTGGTCTACTGGCGTAGCCATAGGGCGAATCTTAATGATACGCTGGTCTACGTCGCTCATGTAGAAGTTTTCGTCACCATCTGTACGTCCCTGCGTTTCTGTCGCAATACCATCAGTGCCACCAGTGCCCTCTGCTCCTGCATTTGTTTTTCCTGCATTTGGAAGTGCGGAGGCGTTAGCCATCAGCACGCCGTTTGACGCTCCCATCACAATAGCCAACAATGTTAGCATAATGCGACAGAGAAAACTCGAACTTTTCTTAATTTTCTTCATTCTTCTTTTGTTTTGAATTATTAATAGTAAAAATTGTACTTATTTGTAGGCTGTACGTTTTTCGCCACCTCGCTCCCAAATAGACTGAGCTCCGTCGTAGCGACTGATAGCGCCAAGGTCTGGCAATTGTCGTTTAGAGCTGCTACCTCCGTTCTTGCCACTAAGGTTAGCAGTGCCATCATTGTGGGACTTTTTACGAAGCTTCTCATCAATCTTTGCATTACGTCCTCGAACTTCGCCTTCATGTGCAGCTTCCTCAACGTTAGCATCGTGATTGATAGCTTTAGAAGCCATTTCAATACTCTCACGTGAAAACTTACCAAGAATTCCATCTTTCATGATGTTAACAAGGAATTCCATTATCTCGTCGACCTGCTCATCACTCCATCCCTTTTCATCTTGAGTCGCCTTAATAGTGGAAAGCGTTTCTGCAATATTCTTTTGATACTGCTCGTCAAAATCTTTCTCTTTGGCGACACGTTCTGCATACTCTTGACTTGCTTTTGCAAGTTCTTCCTGCTTATCAGGGTCTTTAAGTTCTTCTACAAAGTCGTCTCCGAACATACGTACCAATTCTATGGCAGGGTTGCCACCCTTACGCCAATTGGTGAGGAAAGAAGCACTGCGAGGGTCACTTGTAAAAAGGTCTGAGAAAGCCTTTTCACGCTCCTTATAGCCATTAATTTCCTGTTCGTATCCATCGTAGTCGTCCCCGATTTGACCATATAAAGCCTCTTCATCGTCAAAGTTATGATCAGGATACTTCTTACTCATCCTTTCTCTAAACTTATCACGATTACTCTTAACTGTTGGATTTTCAGCCATAATCTTATATATCTAAATTTATGATGGTTGTTTTAATGCAAAAATAGGATACAATTATTATATAAATCGTTTAAGTTTTTACGTTCTTTTTTGTAACTTTGGAACATAGATTAAACCGTTATGAAACATCGAGGTTCCACTATGGAGTATGCTGAAGAGCGCATGAACGACATAATGAGACTATATAATGAGCATATATCGTCATGCGAATATATCAGTATTCCACACATTTGCGAACAGATATCCAATATGCCTTCTCGGAGATTTTGGGTATCAGAAATTTGGGCAAGCAAAATAGTAATGGCTATAATAAAAGGTAAACACCCTTATTATAAGATGCGCCCACTAAAACGTGAAATGTTTCATGAAATACACAAACGTGTTGTAGAACTTAAGAAAAAGAACCCTAATTGGTCGATTAATAAATGTTGTGAGATAGTTGTAGCACAGCCTGCTCCTAAATTCTATTTAAGTGCTGGCAGTATTAGAATTATGATATGCAAAGAGAGAAAGAAAAGATACGAAGAAAGAAAGAAAAGGTTACGTCATTGCTTTTAGCAGTGATAGTAATAGCTCTATCCTTATTGAAGCTTTCTGACTTGCACGAGGTTGGCATCTATGCAGGAGGTTCGTGGGTAGGAAGATGTCTCTACCCTTTCTTTCATTCGGGTATCATACATGCTACCCTTAACGCTTGGTGTCTTATCAGTTTAGTTTTTATCTACAATATCAGATTACAAAGGCTAATAATTGCTTATATTGTTGGCGTAACATTCCCAATAGAAACACTTTCTCAAGTCTTACCTATTTCTGCGTTACCAACTGTGGGACTATCTGGAATTGTGTTTTTTCTCTTCGGTTCTATTTCATTAGAAGTACGTAGGAAATTGTACTATCAAGCATGGATGGTATTCTATCTTATTATCGGCTTTGTATTTCCATATACAAATGGATGGCTCCATCTGTATTGTTATTTATGTGGCATATTGTCATCTCTTCTTAACTATCCGATTGTAATATGCAGAAAGAAGTAATCAACATATTAAAAGAGGATGACAAACGTAATGCTGACGTTTACCAAAAGTTTGACCCTATCAGCGGTATAGGGTCTATTGGAGAACGTGTTGAAGTACGTATAGATGGTTTCCCATTAGAAACACAGTATATTCCTGTTGAAATGCTTAGCATTCCATTGGTAAAACTGCTAATAAGCTGTGGAAGTATAATAAAATTCCTAACAGAAGAATTAGAAGTAGAATATTCTGAGGAAGATCGTCTTAAGGTTATAGAACAATTTGTGCGATTAAGATGCCGCTATGACTTTGCTTTTTGGGCTGCATTATATGTCTTTATTAAAAACAAAGGTGGTGGAGAAGATGTATTGTTTCGACTCACACGGCCTCAAAGGAAGTTTGTAGAGCGACTTGAAAAGTTGCGTAAAGCCAACAAGCCTATACGAATAGTTCTACTAAAGGCACGACAATGGGGCGGTTCTACAACTTCTCAGTTGTATATGGCATGGCTTCAGCTCATTCACAAGGTAGGTCTTAACTCGCTAATCATCGCTCACCAAGGTGCTGGTTCTGATGAAATCAAGGATATGTTTGACCGTATGATTAAAGCTTATCCTATAACTATGCTTTATAAACTGGGTGAAACCTACAATGAAAATGAATCTAAGTTAGTAGGTGTAGGACACTCTGGTTCTATTCATCGTGTACCACAACGTAACTGTAAAATAAAAATTGGAACAGCTGAACGTCCTGACTCTTGCCGTGGTGGAGATTACAACCTTGTACATCTTTCCGAGGTAGGACTATGGAAGACTACGGATGGTAAGAAGCCTGAGGATATTGTACGCTCAGCATGCTCTGGAATCTTACTGAAGCCGTATACGATGATTGTTTACGAGAGTACAGCTAATGGAACTGGTAATTTCTTTCAGCGAGAATATGACGCGGCAAAACGTGGAACTTCACAGTTTGAAGCAATGTTTGTTTCTTGGTTTGACATAGAGCAGTATTCTTTGGCTTTTGAAGACAATGACGCAAAAGCTGATTTTG